TTGCCCCGCAATCTATTCCCCGGCGGCACGACGGCCGGCGGGGCCGGGCGTGAAGGAGCGGGCGATCAGGCCGAATCGCAACTCACGGCCATGAGCGATGTGCTGAATAAACTGCGTCTGGAGTCCGAAATTCGCGGCACGAACGCACTCCAGAGGCAGCAGGCATTGTCGCTCGATAAGGCCGCCGCCGCCGTTCAGGAGGATTACGACAAAGGTCTGCGCACCACGGTGGACCTGACGGCTGCCGAGAGGCAGGAGATAGAGGGACTCGTCTTGAAGGCGGCGCAAGCGGACTTCAACGCCGAGCTCGAGCAGACGACGAGGGCGATGCAGGATGAGGCCCGGTTGGCCGGGTTGACCAATAAAGAGCGGGAGCGGCAGACCGTCATTCAGAACGCGACGAACGAGGCATTCAAGCGGGGTGTGGAGCTGACCGCCGCCCAGCGGGAGGAATTGACGCGGGTCGTCAACGAGATGCAGCGGGCCCGGGACCTGGCGGACGTGACGTTCGGCGAGGGCTGGTCGCAGAGTATTGAGGAGATGCAGGAGTCGCTCCTGACGACCGCCCAGATCGCAGGCCAACTGGCGGTCCAGATGCGGGATGGGATCGTCGGGTCCCTCTCGGACGCGGTCTTTCGCAGTGAGGACCTCGGCAAGTCCCTGGAGCGGGTCGGCCTCAAGATGCTCGAATACTGGATGCAGGAGCAACTCTGGAAGCCGATCATCACGCAGGGTATGGACCTGGGGACGACGTTCCTGAAGAACCTGGGCGGCAGCATCGCCGGCGGGTTCGGTGGCGGCGGTGGCGGTATGACATCCACGGGGGCCGCCGCGGGCAATTACGACGTCCCGGTCAGCCGGTTGGGCAACGTCTTCGGCACGCGGGGCATCATCCCCTTCGGCCGGGGAACCGTCATCGACCGGCCGACGCTGTTCCCGTTCGCCCGGGGCACGGGCGTCATGGGCGAGGCGGGCGAGGAAGGCATCCTGCCTCTCGCCAGGGACAATGCGGGCCGGTTGGGCGTCCATGCCGGCGGCGGGGGTAATCCGGCTTTCGGTGAGATGCTCGCCGTATTGAAGCAGATCGCCGCCAAGCAGATGCAGATCAACGCGACGATCGTGGATCGGCGGGACCTGCTGCACCGCAAGGATATGGAAGGGCGTGAGGGCGAGCAACTGGTGATGTACCACACCGGGAGGAACCGAGGATGAGCCTAAGCACTTATGCCGCAAATCTGCTGGTCGAATACCTGCTCGCCGATAGCGTCTGGGCGGGATTGTCCACCGCCGATCCGGGCGTGGACGGCGGCGGTCTGGCGGAGCCGTCGAGCGGGTCTTACGACCGGGTCGAGATCGAGACGACGGATTGGACGGCGGCCGCCGCCGGCGTCAAGAGCAACGACGTCGCCGTGACGTTTCCCACGCCTACGGGGGCCTGGGGCACGATCACGCACGTCTGCCTGTTCGACGCCGCCTCCGGCGGCAATTTGATCCACTCGACGCCGCTACCGTTCCCCCAGATCGTTACCGGCACGAGCATCGCGCCGAGCTTTCCTATCGGCGAAATTACGGTGACTCAGACGTAGGCGAGCGGGACTATGGCCAATCAATTCCAGTTGGATTCGAACTGTAAGGCCGCCTGGCAGTTCAACACGGCGGACCTCGATAATCCGACTGCGGGACACCTCTACGACGTGTCGGGCAATGGCAATCATCTGCATTTCTCCGCGCTCACGCTCGATACGGACGCCGCCGATCATAAAGAGGGTGATGCCGCCGGGATATTCACCACGGCGGGAGGAGTTTCCGCCTATCTCAACGATGCCAATCTTTCCACGGGTTTTCCCCTCAAAAGCGATGACTCGGTCAAAAAGATCAGTATCACCGGCATATTTCGTCTCGATGCGCTATTGACCAGTCGCAATGCCACGCTGTACAGCAAGTACACGCTTTCCGGCGGGCGTAGTCTGTGGCTCCACGTGAACAATACCAGCGGGACCATTGCGTTGCGGGTCTATCATGGCCATACATCGGGCACACTGAACGAGGTGATCACGTTTTCAGGCGGTGCGCCGGCAATCGGGACCTGGTATTTCGTCGCCTACACGTACGACGACGCCGACAAGAGTTATCAATTCGAGTGCTGGGACCTTGCCGCCGATGCCCGGCTTGGCGGCGGCGCCCTGCAGACCGGCAACGCGGCGAACAGCATCTCGCTGAATAGTACGCGGATCAACAGCGGGATCCGCGGCGACGCCGGCGGCGGCTACTCCGACATGCACCTCGATGAGTTGGCGGTCTTCAATGACATTTTGACCCCTGCCGAAATCGATCTCATTCGGCACGGCCTGTACATGATCTCATGGCAAGCGCACTTCCGGGCCGAGTGCTCGATGACCGCGGACCTGAACGTCATCAGTTTCGCCCCATCCATCGGCCGATGGACCTGGCCGGTGACTGAACGGCTGCGGTTCAATACGGAGATACTGGATTCCCACGACCGGACCGAGCAGCGGATCGCCCACCATCTCGGGTTCCCCCGCCAGGCGTTCACGACGCAGGTCTTCATCGACGGGGACGCGGATTACGCGGCCTTCGAGGCCGTTCTTCACGGCTGGCTGTCGAATACTTGGCCGATCCCTCTCGGGTCGCAGTCCACCGCCCACACGGCCGTTCTGCCCGCCGGCAGCAGTGCCATCGCCATCGACACGCGCTATGCCGATTACCGCGTCGGCAGTTACGCCATGATCTGGCAATCACAGGAACTGTATGAGATCGTCGAGGTCGCCGGCGTGGCCGATGCAGCCCTGACCCTATCGATGCCCACGGTGCGCGCCTATAGCGGTAGCCCGTGGATCATGCCCTGCCGGATCGGCTGGTGCCTGGGCGCGGGTCGGGTGGGGCGGTACAGAGATGCCACCCTGATCGATCTGACCTGGGAGGTCGACGTCGCCGATCTCGCCGCCGTCACCGGGTTCGCGGCCGCGATGACCTATGACGGTATGACGGTCCTGACGGATCCGGCCTATTGGCCAAGCGATCACGGCGAGTTCGAGCATGATCCCGATGCCGCCGTTCTCGACGCCGGCACGGGCCCGTTCGTCGTGGTACGCAACGCCGACTTCAACGCAACGATCCAGGGCCACATCTGGCATCCGAGGACGATGCAGGCATGCTGGCGGCTGCGGCAGTTCCTGTACGCGATCAAGGGCTGCCAGACGGCGTTCCTCGTCCCGACGTTTGCGGCCGATCTGACGCTCACGCGGCCCTGCGGATCGAGCGATACGAGTCTCTACGTCGCCAATCGCGGATTCACTCGCAACATGGGGTTCAATGCCCTGCGGACCTATCTGGCGTTCCGCCCGCCGCTCGCCGATATCATCCCCCGCAAGGTGACCGGCCTGGCGGTCATCAGCGATGCCGAGGAGCGGATCGATCTGCTCACGGCACCGGGGCAGGCATTCGACGCGGGGCAGAGTCTCTGCTGGGTGGACAAATGCCGGCTGGCGAGCGATGACGTGACGTTCGAATGGCAGGACCGCGGGGCCCTGGACTGCGCCGTGAAGCTGGTGAGAGTGACGTGAGAGATTTATGAAGTACGAAGTACGAATTACGAATTGGGGAAGAGCCGGGGGCCGCGACGATGGGAGGGTCCGTCGTTCTTCCCTCTCAAATCGTAAATCGTCAATCGTAAATCGAAAATGCCGGGAGGGCCTATGAGTTTCGCGGCGAAAGAGGCCTCGCTGGCCGAGGGCGTCCCGTTCGAGCTGCACGCATTCCAACTCGGCGCGACGAGCACCTGGTGGCGATACGCGGACGCGCCCGCCGACGTGAGTTACGGCGGCAATGACTACACCAAGTGCTATTGCACCGGCGGACGGATCGAGGAGGGGACGACCGCACTCAAGAGCCGCACGATCGTCAAGATGGATTGGCGTAATCCGTTCGCCTGGCAGTACACCGTCGCCGCCCCCGAGGACATCATCCACTACGCGCGGTACAAGGGCCACGGCTCGGACGTCCAAGCGATTTTCAAAGGTGACGTTCTCGACGTGGTCTTCCGGCAGCAGAGCCGCCGGGGCGACCGCTGGTCCGAGATCGTGATCGATCCGGTTACGGCGGCGATGCAGCGAGCCGGCCTGGTCACTCGCTACGGCCGCCAGTGCGGAGTCGAGCTCTATACTCCCGTGCTGTGCGGCGTGGTCCGGGCCGACTATAAGGTGAGCGGCGTGCTATCGGCCGTCAGCGGCAACGTGCTCACGGCCATGGCGTTCGGATATCAGACCGACGGCTGGTGGACCGGCGGCGATATCGTGGTCAATGGCCGCCGCCGCAAAATCATTCGGCACATCGGCCAGGACGTCACGATCTCGCCCTCGGCGCCGGGTGTGGCCGCAGATCAGACCTTCGATGTCTATCCTGGCTGCGATCACCTCTTCAGCACCTGCGATGTGAAGTTCGGCAACGGCGACAACTATCGCGGCCAGAAGAACATCCCGGACACCGACCCATTCTCGATGTGGGGGATCGCGTGATGATGATGGCTCCATGCATTCTCGCCGTTTGGCCGGCTTTGGTGGTATGGCTCGTCTGGACACTTATTGCCACGGCGGTTTCAACTGGCATTGCATATCTTCTACGCCAGAAACCAAAGGGCAATCCCGCCGGCTCATCCGCATTCAATCTTCCGACCGCCACGGAGGGCCGGCCGCTGCCCGTGATCCGCGGCTGCCGACGGTATCGCGGACCGAATGCGATCAGTCCCATCTTCAATTATCACGTCGAGGAGAAGGAGAAGAACCACGGGGCATCCATCGCGCTCTATTACAATCTCAGTCTGCACATGGGCATCTGCCAGGCGAACGTCGACGGCGTTCTTCAAATCTGGGTCGCGGATACCTGCGTCTGGCCCGTATTGAACGATCCGACGATCCGGGCGGCGGATGGCGTCACTACGGCGACGATCGCGGCCCCGTACTGCTTCGGCGGGTACGAACGTGAAGGCGGCGTTTCCGGCGTCGTGCACATCCAATACGGCGGCATCACCCAGACCCTGGACAGCTACCTCGAGGCCTGGCTCGGCGCGGACCAGCCCGCGTATCGCGGATTCACCGGCGTCATTCTGGCTGACGTATATATGGGCAGCGTTCCCCAGCTCAAGCCCTTGTCGTTCCTGGTCAAAGCGACCAAGAAGCTCGTCGATGGCGACGCGATGTGGTACATCGCCAAGGCCCCGGTCGGTGCGTACGCCGACTTCAACGCGATCCACATGATCTACGAGTGGATCACCTGTCCGATCATCGGCATGGGCAAGGACCCCGGCTTGATCGGGGACACCTTCGCGACGGCCGCCGAGACCTGCTATGACGAGGGCATGGGCCTATCGTACGCCTGGGACAGTGCCCCGGACGGCATCGACGACATGATCCACCAGGTCGAGCAGATCATAGACGGCAAGGTCTACACGGATCCGGCCACGGGCAAATTCGAGATCGGACTCATACGCCAGGATTACGACCTCCCGCTGGATATCTTCGATGAGAGCGACTTCTGGGTCGAGTCCATGCCGACCAGCTCGCCCGGCACGATTCCATCGCGAACCGTGGTGCTGTGGCACGACCGGACCACGGATCAGAGCCGCCCGGCGGTGGCAGACGATATCGCCCTACTGGCCCGGCAGGGCGGTCACCCGATAGTCCAGGAGCTCGATTACAGTGCCTTCGTCTGCGACGGCGATTTGGCCAATACGATCGCCGCCCGAATCCAGCAGCAGATCTCCGCAATGCCCAAGCGGCTGACCCTGCACGCCTTGCGGACGATGGCCCATCTGCACGAGACCAGCGTGATCGAGATCGCCTACCCCGAGTTGAACATCGCCAGTATGATCGTTCGCGTGGTCACGATCGACCGCGGCAGTCTGACCGAGGGCGAGTGCATCATCGAGGTGATCGAGGACGTCTTCGGCCAGGCCTACACGTCCTACGGGACGCCGCCCGCGGCCGGGGCCCCGGCCACCACGGAGACGACCGAGTCCCGCATTCTCGATAATGAAGGCTACTCGGAGATCTTCTTCTCGACCGGAGCCGCGTATGAGTACGGGCCGTACGCCTCCTTCTCCTTAGTTGCTCCGGTCGCCCTGTATAGGATGGAGAGTGGGGCATTGACGACGGACTCGATAGGCGGCAATACGCTCACGAATGCCAACGTGACGGCAGACGGAACGAACCACAAGCAAGGATTGTACTCCGGACTATTCGCTCGCAGTTCGTCAGCGTATATGAGCCGCGCCGATTCTCAAATGTCATCCGATTTCCCGTTCAAAGCTGGCACATCCAATAAGGATGCAACCGTGTCCATCTGGTTCAAATGCAATAGCTTGCCGGCATGGAACGACGGTGACTATGAGTTTGCGGATCTGTTGGATAGTAGCGTGTGGATTGATCAAGAGGGACACCAGTTCGCAAAAGGTAGTTTCGAAATAAGTTACTATCCCAATGGGGATGGCTCTGAATATACAATAGGATGCCAGACTCCTTTTTCGTACGCGGATGATATTGGTACTCCAGACTACGAAGGAGAAACGTATGGACGTGGCATGGAGATCATTGCCAACTTATATACGGGGCGATGGTATCATCTCTGTTTTGCATTCAACTCGACAACGAAGGATTCAAGTTACGTTTTGTGGGATGATAACACGGCCAGCGTGATTGCTTCCGGAACGACTTCACAATCCGGGTTTACGCCGGCAGTTCATACGGGTGTATATGATTGTCAATTCAGGTTGGGTGCTGCGGGTCTTCTTCCGCCGGAGGAGTATGGCTCCATTTATTTTGACGGCAATCTTGATGAGGTGGCTGTCTTTGATTACGCCCTGACTGGGGAGGAAATGACGGCAGTCCGAGAAGGGTACTTGGATGATTTGTAAAAAAGGGAATTGTATATGAGTATCAAGACAGAAGGCATCCAGCACTTTTTCGAGCTGGCTAACGGACTGCAGACCAAGCCGGCGAACTACTACATCGGCTGGGCGGAGGATATCGAGACCGAGATCGCCGACAACGCGAGCCTGACCGCTCTGACGGAGCTCACGGGCAACGGCTACGCCCGGCAACCGATCCCGAGCAGCTCGACCGGCATGATCAGTGCAGCCGGCGGCACGAACGGCCGGACGCTGACCACGGACGAAGTGACGTTCACGGCCGACGGCGGCAACTGGAATCTGGCCAAGACGATGTTCCTGACCACTGTGATCAGCGGCACGGCGGGCCCGTTGATCGATACCCAGCCTCTGAACTCGGGCAGCGGGATCGCACTGGAAGACGGGAAGAATTATGACGTGGCCATGCAGATCATGGCCGAGCCGCAGTGACGGGGCGATGTACGATTGATGATTGATGATTGTGAATGAAGGGAGATAGGCGATGTCGAATGGCGAATGCATCATCGGGGCCCGGCATGAGGAGGCCATCAAGGGCCTGCAGGAAAAGGATAAGGCTTTGCACGACATCGACGAGCAGCAGTGGACCGCCATCAATACGATCCGCAACCGCCTGCCCCTGTGGGCGACGACCGTGATCAGTCTCCTCACCTTCCTCGCCGGCCTGCTATTGACCCTGGCCCTCAAATGATCGCGGAGGCTCGGCGGCGAGGAATGACGCTGTTTTCAAGAAATTCACCCTTTCACTGAAAAGGTGAAAACCCGGGAAACGATGGCCCGCGTGCGTCGTTTCTCCTGTGGGGACGGGCCCGTGCGCCCGGCCCTTATTCTTATCCCGGCAGGGTCCACCAGCCCAACCCGCAGATGGCCATTAGGATGAGATTGCCGAAGGCCAGAATTATCCCGGCAGGGCGTCTCGGCGGCTCCTCGCGATCTTCGGTCTGTCACTTCTGGATGACGGGGGCCTTGATAGTCACGGTGGTTTCCTTATCGCCGTTGCCCACCGTGCCGAAGAACCCGTTGAAGACCACCGTGTTCTTCGTCACCAGCAGGTTCCCCTGGCCGTCATAGGCCACGTTCGTGACGTACGGACCCGCCGTCGTGCAGCCGGGCAGAAGCACGGCCGCAACGCCCAGGCACACCAGAATCGCGATACTCGCCTTTCTCATACGATCTCCTTTTCTCTGCGGCCTCCGTGCCCTCTGTGGTTAAAAAGTGTTGACATCCACATCCCACGGCACTATTCTGCTCGGCAGTGGTTGGGGGCATCTTGACTGACAATGTGCTGGAGAGCCTTATGGTAGCGAGCGACCATCGCAGCGGACCCTCGACAATCGACTTCACCTGTCTTCAGATCATCGACGAGTTACTCTTTTACGAACCTGCTTTTCGGCGGGCGATGCTGAATCAGTTGCGGCTCGGTCGATCATCGACGCCGCCCCTTCCGTGGGTGATGAAGCACGGCTCGCGATCTGGTCGGCCTTCGCCCCCGGATCGATTCCCCGCCTGATGTGATCCGCTTCCAAGGTGCTTCCAGTCAGAAAATCGAGGAACCCCCGCTGGATGTATGCTCCCATGCCAGCCCCAAAATGCGCCCAGAAGTTCCCATCCACCGGTTTGATGCCCTTGGCTCCGAGTTTCGCCCACTCCCTGATCTGCGCCGGGAGGTATTGCCATACGAACAACGCCCCAGCGCAATCATCTTTCGCCAGGGTCCCAACATCCTTACAAAAGGTAGTGAAGTCCTCTTTGACGTCCGGCGGGATAGGCCAGCCGGCGGTTTTTCCACCCTCAATAGCCATGCCGAGCATTTTCATAACCCTTTATCAATTTAGCAATTACTTAATTCCGTCACTCTGGCCGCGAGAAAAATTGCGGTTTTCTTGAGTTTTCCCCTTGACATCTCCTCCATGAGGCTGTACTCTCACACGCAATGGATGGTTGAGCATCAAGGATGGTCCCGGCAGAGCATCGCCGTGGATGGCTCGGAGGAGCCTGGCGAAGAGCAGCCCTTGAGGCGTGTACGAGACGCCGCGAAGGCCGAACGAGTTGTGCTGATGGGATTGCCTCCTTGCCCCTGCGAGGAGCCGAGTTGATTCGGGCCGCCGGGTGTAACGGTGAGTCCGTTCGCGATAGCGGTACAGTATAGCGTGGCGTTCGGAAATGTCAATAGTAAATTGCCCAAATTCACAGAGCGGACCTTTAACCACGAAGAGCACGAAGGGCACGAAGTGAATCAGCAGTCGCAAATCACGGATCGCGGATCGCCGCGGAGCGGCGAAGACCTGGATGTCTGGGGCGGCGCCGAGACGCGGATGATGGCGGTGCCGGTGCCCGGCGACGGGCCCTGTGTGTTGTGGGTGGACGGCCGCTGTCCCGTGGGTTGCGGCCGGTGTGAGGAGTTCCGCCGGGAGCTGGACCAGTTGCCGCCGGCGGAATCGTAAATCGTAAATGGTAAATGACAAACCGGAGATCATCATGGCTGATCCATCGAGTATCGTCATCTGCGATCTGACCCTGCGGGACCTGCAGGAGGCCGTGTACGCCTGGCTCGTCGAGGCGAGGCGACAGGGCTGGGATGCCAGTTTGGAGGCTGCTATGATGTTGACGGCGGGCCAGATCGGGTTGTTCCGGGCGAGGCACAAGCCGGAGGTCGATGCCGCGGTGATGGGTTTGATCTCGCCCAGCGTGGCCATTCCGCCGCCGGCGGCAGGCAATGACCCTCCGGCCGGGTCGAAGGCCGTCACGCTCGGCATGCAGATCGAGACGTTTTTAGATTGGATCAAGCGGGAGATCGCGAACCCGAACTGACCGGATTGAACCACGAAGGGCCCGAAGTTGAATCGTAAATCGTCAATCGTAAATCGACAATCGAAGACCGTCGCCGGCCTCGGCGCGATATCCGCTTTTCGGAATCGTGACGATCTGTGCCCCAGTGCCATCACTGACCGGGGCCGGCATGCAACACCACGCGGGCCGCGCGTACCTGCCTCTTCGTTCTCCATCGCGCGGCCCACATTCGAAAATGGGGCAGTCACAGGCAAAAAGAGATACCATCCATGGCATTTCAAAACGCCGCCTGCCCCAGAATACCGTCGGACTGCGCCGACTCGCGACCCGCTACCCCGTCTTCGGCGCAGTCCGTTTTCCATACATCGTCGATCTCGAATTTCAGATTCCAGGGCGGCGGATGGAGCCGCCGGCCGGCGGCCGCCGGCAAGGAGGGTCACATCCGGCGGCACGCCATCGCAATCATTCGCTGGTACAGGGATGCTTTCCTGATCGTGGGCTTGCGGCGCGGGGCAAGGAGGCCCCAAGCCGAGGCCCGGGTGATTTATGATTTCAGGTTGACTGAGGACCGCACATGGCACGAAGGGATGGATCGAAGATCGATGACGGTGACCGGCCGGTTAAAATTGACTACAAGGAAAGCCCGGTAGCGTGGTTCTTCATTCTTGAGCGGGCCCGCGAGTGCGGCGACTTCGAGCGGGCGGCCAACGCGCAGAAGGAACTCCGGAGGCTGGGTATCGAGGTTCGATACAGGCGGACTTCGCTGCCGGCCGCGACTCAGAGGGGGGCGACCCGATGAAGTCCCTGGCAGAAGTCATAATCGAGCCTATCCTCAAGGATGCCGAGGGATCGGCGGTAGACCTGGACTTCGACGACCCAGATCCGGGATGGGAACAAGATCATCATGACGATGTGGACGAGGACTATGTTGAGAACGGGGATTTCGCTGGTACAGGGATGCTTTCCTGATCGTGGGCTTGCGGCGCGGGGCAAGGAGGCCCCAAGCCGAGGCCCGTCTTGATGTACGAAGTACGATTGACGAATTACGATTTGAGTTGAGTGAGGACTGACATGACACGCACGGGTTTACCGAGATTCGACGGCAGCGGATTCGATGATAATGATCGGATGGGTCAGCCGATGGAGGATGACGCGATAGAGCTGGACCCCGAGCCGGATGAGGATGAGGAGGACGAAGACGGGGATGAGGATGATGCCGAGATCGATGATGATGATGATGAGTGACCGTGGTGCGGTCAATCGTAAATCGTAACTCGTAAATGGTAAATCCAAGGCGGAGCCGTCATGGTCAACACGGAAGTTTTCGACGCGATCGAGGCCCTGGAGCGGGCATTGAAGGGCCAGTACGACCGGACCGGCGGGCACTCGCTGCTGATCGTGATGACGAGTCACGGGTACGAGCGGCGGATGGTGATTGGCCGGGGCGGGATCGTGCAGTTGCCGGCGTGGATGACGGAGCGGACGGCGGTCCGGCGATTCCGGCAGCAGGTGGCGGCAGACCGCGACCAGGCGGTCCTGAAGGCCCTGATCGAGCGGGAGGAGGCTGCGGGCAATCAGGTCGTCATCATGGAGGCGGGCGAGGGCAAATGCGAGGTGATCGTTGAGCGGAAATCATTGCTCTCAAATCTGCCGGATCAGGGACAAACAAAGCTGGGTACATGTGAAATGATCTCGCCACCCGGCGAGTGATGACTTTGCAGATCGAGCGAATGAACGGTATGGCGGCCATGGCGCCAAAGGCGCGGCCCCCCGGTTCGCCGGTCGGCGATAGGATCAAGGATGATCTTTGACAAGTTCATATCTCTGTAACTCAACGGTAGCGTTGACGGGGACTCCGGGGTAGTCTGCGAGATGGCTTGCAGCTGCTCTCGATGAAAGGAGGACCTCTATGACGTTACCTGAATCGTTTCGAGAGTTCGAATCGTGGTCGCCCGTGAAAGGGGCGACGAAGCACAAGTGCCGCAGCGCCTGGAAGAAATGGATGGCGTTCTGCGGCGAGTACCCCGGGGCTGGGGCGGCGAAGTTCCAGGTCTGGCTCCGAGATCATGCCAAGTGCCGGGAGGCCCACGGGCACCCGGTGACTTCGGTGCACAGTTACTGCGCGGCGGTCAGCCAGGTCTATCGCTGGCTCGGCGAGCAGCCGGAGTATGCCGGAACGGTGAATCCATTCACCGGGGTCAAGCGGATGAAGCCGGACCGGCGGCTGGTGCAGGTGTACTCGCCGAGCGATCTGCACGCGATGCTCGATGCGGTGGATGGGGCCGGTTTCCAGGACCCCTTGATGCGGCTGCGGTGGACCGGATTCTTCCTGGTCGGCCTACACGGTCTGCGGGAAGGCGAGATCTGGAATCTGCGATGGGACCATGACATCGATCTGGCCGCCGAAATCCTGCGCATCCAGTACCGCGATGACGACCGGGCATCGGGCTGGTGGCAGTGGGGCACCAAGGGCGGCTCGGATCGGGATGTCCCGATGTCCGAGGACCTGGTCAATTTTTTCTGGCGGCTGCGGGTTCACGCGGGCTGGTTGTATCCCTTCCTGAAGCGAGTGACGTACGAGCTTCGCCTGGCCCAGCCCTGGCCGCTGCCCGAGCGGATCCGCAACTATCCCTACTGCAATTTCTGGCGTGAGTTTCACCGGATTCGCGATGCGGCCAAAATAAAAGCCGGCACCTTCCACACGCTGAGGAAGAATGCCGGCACGCATTTGGCCGAGCAGCGGGTCCCGATGCCCCACGCCCAGTCCATCCTCGGGCACGCATCCATGCAGACGACCAACCAATACTACATCGCGGTAGACAAGCGATTGTCGATGGACAATGCCCGTAACGCGTTCAATCACCTGCCGCTGGGCCCGGTAGGATTCGAACCTACAACCAAGGGATTATGAGGAAATTGGTCTGATCCCCTGGTCACTTGCGAAAATCCATTGGTCATACCGAAGGAGTAGCTGCAAGCCTCCTTCATCACGCCCGGCTTCCTCGGAAGGCCGGGCCGGCATCATCGCTGGCGGCGGCGCGTTTCGAGCGCTGGGTCGAGGGGGCGGAGCGAGCGGCGAAAAACCGCTCAATCGAAATTGGAGCCGGGTGGGGAATCCGGCCCGCCAGTCTATTTCAATCATCGATCATCAATCGTAAATCATCAATGTTTTCATCACCCTCCTCCGAACGCGGCGACCGGTTGATCGCCGCGTTTTGAAGTTTCGCTGGCGGCGATGGACTCCGGGCCCGTGGCTGTGCCGCATCAGCAGCATACGGTATAGCGTGGCGAAGACCAGTCACGCGAGGCATCGATGCGGCCCGCCAGCTTTACGATCATCAATCGCAAATCACAAATCATCAATTCTAAAAGGACCCATGATGGCAAGGAAGATTTTTCACACGCTAAGGACGGCCGCGGTCGCGGTCTGCGCAGGTCTGGCGGCAATGGTCTGCCCGAGCTGTGAGGACTGGCGGCGCTGCGGCGTGCGGGCGGGGAGGTGACAGATGGCGAAACGGGGCAGACCGAGAAAGAGCGACGGCGGCAAACCGCCGAAGCGAAAAGTCGTCAAAATCAAACTGGCCGAACGAATGAATGCGGGCAAGGTTATCTCGCCGTATGAGATCATGGAGCGGATCATCGCGGTGGAGCGGGCGGATCTGAAGCCCGCCCGGATCGGGATCGCCTGGCAGGATGGCATCCGGGCCGATGCCGACGGCCGGTTATCGCTCGGCAAATGCCGCAAGCGAAGCGATCTCGACCGCAGCCTCGATGGCTACGATTTCATCGTCGTCCTCAATCGGGGAGCCTGGATCGGCCTGAAAAAAACGGATCACGAACGTCTGATGTACCATGAGTTGGAACACGCTCAGATCGTCACGGACGTCGGCGGCCAGCCGAAATTCAATGATCAGAACCGCCCCGTCTGCCGGATCCGGAAACACAACATCGAGGACTTCCGGTCCGTCGTCAAAAAATACGGTTGGCAGGATGACCTCTCGGACTTGGCCAAGGCCGGGATCGAGGACGCCAATCGTCCGCTGCTCCAGGGACTGGAGGATGGAACCACGAAGAGCACGAACGATGTGAAGCGGGGTCGGACCTGCCGAGTTTGCGGAACGAACAACGAGACCTGCGAAGACTGCAAAGATCAGCGGCTATGCAGCCCGAATGCCTGCGATTGGGCCGAGCCGGACCTCTGCAAACCGTGCGCGGATAAATCACCCGCAGCAACGAAGCCGGAAAGTTTCGCTGAGGATGTCCCGACCGGGGGCGCAGAGGAGACCGCCGAGCGGATTGAGATCAAGTGCAAGGGCATGAAGCAGGCGCGGCTGAACGCGATGGTCATAAGTAAGGACGGGCTGCGGCGGCTGGAATATCAAGTGCAGATGGGCAATTACGCCCAGGGCAAAGCGATCATGGAGAGCTATCCCAGCCGGCACGCCTGCCTGGCGGACCTCCGGCATCGGGTCGATACGTGGCTCGATGAATTGACGATCACCGGGACGGCAGACCACCAGCGGGGCATCCAGGCGCGACGCGGCCAGATGCGCGAAGAGATCGACGCCGAGCTCGACAAGCTGATCGATGCGGCCGGGACCGTTTAGATATGTGTGAACCACGAAGAGCACGAAAGACACGAAGAAAGGAAAAACGAGAAAGCCATTTTGGGTTTTCCTTCGTGAGCTTCGTGTCCTTCGTGGTTTCAAAAACCGTAAATCGCAAATGACAAATGGCCATCAAAAAACATTACGCCCGACCTCGCCGCCAGCCGGGTCGATTGCTCGTCAGCCTGCCGGAGGTCATCGAGCGGCCCGAGGAATACGACGGCATCCGGCTGATGCAGCTCGTCGGCGAGCCGTGCGATCCGGAGAATATCGCGGTTTGGGAGCTCACGTACCGCTGCGAGTACGAGAGCGGACTGACGGACCAGGGCGTCGACGTCCGCCAGATCATCGCGGGCAAAGGCGCAGCCGGCCGGGCCAAGGCAATCCGAACGTTGCAGGAGTTGATGGCGGGGTTCGGCATCGCCCGGATCATTCTGTACGACGCCCGGGGCCCGATGACGGTCGAGCAGGTCCAGAAGATCCGGGCGATGAATGAAGAGCTGGACTGGATCAAAAAGGTTGAAACCACGAAGAGCACGAAAGGCACGAAGTGACGGATTTGCCGAACATGAAGATTTGGGCACTGGCGCCGTGGGCTGGGGCGAAACGGAACCTGGCTTCGGCGATTGTGGCTTTGTTGGGGCGGCATAACGCCTATTGGGAGCCGTTCGCCGGCGGTGCGGCGATCCTGCTGGCGAAGGAACCGTCTCGCATCGAGGTTATCAACGATCTGCACCGTGATCTCATCAACATGGCTCACATCATACAGGACCCGATTCTTGGTCCGAAGCTGTATCGCCGTCTCCGCCGGACTCTTTTCAGTCAGGACTTTCATCGCGAGGTCCTGGAGCAACTCGAAAATGAGACCGATCCGTTGGAGCGCGCCTATTGTTATTTCGTAAAGGCGTGGCAATCGTGGGGCGGCGTGGCCGGAACGACGAGGGGCGGCAGCAAGATGTCGATCCGATATACGAATAATGGCGGCTATCAGGCCAAGCGGTTCGCGTTCGCCGTCGAATCCATTCCCGCCTGGCGGCGCAGGTTGCGGAATGTCACGATCCTGAATATGGATGCGTTCGAACTCATTCCCAAGATCGAGGATGCCCCGAACGTCGTTATCTATTGCGACCCCGTGTACATCGAGAACAATGTCGGCTACGAGCACGATTTTCTACCCATCGATCACATACGCCTCGCCCAAATCCTGCATCGATTCAAGCGGGCGAGGATCGTTCTCTCGTACTACGACCACCCGGCCCTCGATGATCTGTATCCGGATTGGACGAAACGGAAAATCGAAGTCACGAAATCCCTCACGCAAATCGGGAAGCGCGGGAGTTATCGGCAACGTGCCGTGGAGGTTCTGCTGGTGAACCAGCAGGTGGACGGGATGGGTTTGTTTGAAGACTTCGCGACGATTGAGCGGGGTCAGTCGTAAATCGTAAATCATAAATCCTAATTCTTTGAAGGGAATCTCAAATGAAGGCTCGGACGTTTGGACTGGTGGTGTTTCTGATGGCGGTATTGCCGGTGGGCGGATGTGGGATGGACGGCACGCAGCGGGTCACCGCCTTGCAGTCGGCGATCTCGCTAATCGAGCAGCAATCGGTGGCCCTGGATGCGAAGGTTGTGCAGATCGAGGTATTGCTGGCGGCCAATGCGAAACTGCTCGGCGATCCGAACGCGACGGGTGAGGTCATGACGCGGTTGCGAGAGGAGAACGCTGCGCTCCAGGCGAAGCTGATAGCGGCGAAGCCGATCAAGGCGCTGTTCGACCAGAAGCTGGCCACGTATCGCACAGCGCTCGACCAGGCCGTCGCCACGGGCGGCATCGACCCGAAGATCGAGGCGGAACTGTACGGCAAGGGCATCAGCGCCTTCGGTGCATCGCTGCCCGCCCCATGGAACGTCTACGCGGCGCTGCTCGGCGGTCTGGTGACTACGTTCGGCGGGGCCATCGGCGGCGCCATCGTGCGCGGCCGCAAGGCGAAGGCGGACCAGGCGACGGAGGAGGCATCGATACGGGGAATCGTGGACAGCGTCGATGCCCTGCTGGCCAACAAGACGCTCGTGACGGATGCGGCAGCGGCGAAAAAGGACCTGGCCTATAGCCAGATCAAGAGTGGCACGGGCGCAGCCGAGGCGGTCCAACGGGCGAAAACCCCGGCGGCGTGATGTGAGCGAACGGATCGGAACGTCGGTCGAAAGGAGTCGTGGATGAGCACTATCGTGGCAATGGGTCTTGCGATTATCTGGGGAGGGGCGATTGTGGCGTTGATCTTTCTGACAGTTGAACGCCGGGGCAGTCTGCGGATCCATCGTGAGGCGGCCAATCAGGAGTACGCGAGGCAGCTCGATAAAGACACCGCTCTACGGCGGAAATTGGAAACCGCGAAGGGGATGCCCGAGTGCCCTGGAACGCGGGCGGTCATCGATCAGCTCACTGCCGCCCTGCGCGATCAGCAATTGTCCGTTGAGGCGGCCCGGGCCGAGCGGGACCGTATCAAATGAATGGCAAAACCACGAAGAGCATGAAAGACACGAAGAGAAATGACCTATGACAACGAAAAAGAGATTGAAGGCCCTGCCTGTGGCCGAATTCGCGGCAGGCTGCCTGACGAAGAAGATTCACAGGGAGAAGTTCGAGGCCCGGCGACTGGCTGAGGCCGCGATCGCATCGCTGACCGCGGCGGGGCTGAGTAGTGATGGTTCGACGGCCGAGGCATACAGACGCGAGGCCCTGGATCTGTTGGCCCTATCCGTGAGCAAACTCGCCAACCGGATGGAAAGTTTGATCGAGGATTGAAACCATGCTGATCACAGAACTATCAACAAAGTACCTACGCAGAATGTTGGCGGCGACTAAGAAGGCCATCGGGCCGGATGCTGTGGAGGAAGGAGAAATCGAAAATGGTGAATCGTAAATCGTCGATCCGAGTTTCGTGCCTGGCGGCCGTGGTCCTCGCGGGCTCCGGCATGGCTCGGCAGTTGGTTGTTTTGGCGGCGGGCGGGGCGGACTGCGTGCAGGTCGGTTATGACGTTCGGCTGGTTCCGTACGCCATCGATCCCGCAGCAGTCCGCGGCTCGCTCCTGCCGCCGGTGCCCGGTGAGCCGTCGATCTGGATGTTGAGGCCGGGCAAATGGAACCGGCCCCGGGCGATCTGCTGCGATCCGAACGGCTATGACGTCGACGTGGTCTACGCCGGCGGGACGCTGAGCAATGTGACCGTCGATGTCAACAACGCGGATCACACGTGGAGCTGCGCGGCGGAACTCGTGCCGGGCGATCAGCTCTTGTACTTCGAGGCGACGAACCGGCCGCGATTCGGTCTGCCCGCGAAGCGCGTCGTGACGATTCTATTCCGCGTCCCCGAGCCGACGAACCTGCAGCCGGTGCTGTATTGAAAGAACGTAAACCGGGAAGGCATCGATCCTTGCGGTCCGGGAGCCGGGCTACACGACGCCGGCGAAGGGCGTCGTGACGATGGACGGCGGCATTCGGCGGGTGCCGGTGCCCCGGCGAACCTTGCGCAAATTGCGAAGTCGAGGATAGCAATTCCCTTCGTGCTCTTCGTGAGCTTCGTGGTTCCGAAAATTGAGGTTTGAGTCATGGCTGAAACGGGCATTCCGTATTGCGATCGGACGTGGGATCTGACCATCGGCTGCCGCAAGCGGTCGCCGGGCTGCGACAACTGCTGGGCCTGCCGGACGGTCCACCGGCTGGCGGGCAGAGGGTTGTCTGGTTACGAGGACCAAGTGGCATGCACCGGGGGGGATTGGCTTTTTACCTCGAAAGTCAATTGCCTGGTGTGCAATCTGTCTCGGCCTCTGCACTGGCGCAAGCCGGCCTTCGTCTTCGTCAACAGCAAGAGCGACCTGTTCGATGAGCGGGTTCCCTTCGAGTTCATCGCCCGGGCATTCGATGTGATGTGCAATTGCCGGCAGCATCGGTTCATGGTGCTGACGAAAGAGCCGGGGCGGATGGCGGAGTTCATCGAATGGTATCAGCAGCGCCGCATACCGGTCTGGCCCGACGATTTCCCGCACGTCATTCTGATGGTCAGTGTCGAGGGGCCGGAATACATCTCTCGCATCGAGACGTTGCGGCGGATTCCGGCGGCGATGCGAGGCGTGAGTCTCGAACCGTTGATCTCACGGGTCTCCGATGCTGTCACTCCGTTCATCGCGGGGGGTTACAACGTCTGTCCCGCCTGCTATTGGTGGGGCGAGGATGATGGAGATCCAAAGCATGGTCAGGCATATCCATGCCCCAAGTGCGGCGAGGATACCGACGCTGTGCCGCTCGATGAGCTGCTCGACTGGGTCGTCGTGGGGTGCGAGAAACTGGCGGGCGGCAGGGCGGGCCGGTGGACAGGAATTGACCCGGTGAACTGGTGGGAGGAGGCCCAGGGGATTGTCACGGACTGCCGTGATGCGGGCGTGCCGGCCTGGATGAAGCAAGGTCCGAGAGTCCCGCCCACAGGCAGTCGGGTGCGGGTGACGGAGGACGCGGCGGAGTTCCCGCCGGAGTGCCGGATTCAGGAAAAGCCGAAAGGGTTGAGATTGTGAAAGCCACGGGCGCGATCTACGTCAACTCGCGAAAACGGGACCGGGGCAAGGGTCCCTCGATCATACCGGAATCGTTCTGGGACCGGTTCGGTCCGGATGCGGCGGTGGTGGAGATCGACCACCCGGGCGCGAAGCCGAGAGTGACGACATGGCAGGATCTTGGTCGAGAAAAGCGGGAACGTCAAGCGAAGTCCTTGAGGTGGCGACGGGAAGGGTGCGGACGCACGGAACGGCGGGCGCTCTACGTTTGGGTATTCCACTGCCCCGGCGTGGACGGCGTGGCCTATTACGGGTGGTGGACGTACCTGGTCGGGCGTGGGATCAGCATTCAGGTGCGCGATCTTCGGGACTACTCGGGGGAGATGCGATTGCGGGAGCCGATCATGCGATTGTTCCCGGTCCGGCCGGGTCTATTCGCCGAATCACTATATGACTGGATGCCATTGTTCGCCCGCAAATACTGCGTGCGTCGCCCCGATGGTAAGCCTCGCCTGCACGCCGGCCGCATTCAGGGAAAAGCCATGATCTGGGCCGACGTCACAGGCAATTGTTTCGAGCGGATCATCGGCAGGGCCTATCTGCCGAACCCTTCGTGCTCTTCGTGAGCTTCGTGGTTTCGAAAATTGAGGTTTGAGTCATGGATGACATCGTGTTCTTCAAGGGTTTCGTGCACAGCAACCAAGCGGGGAGTTCCATCGCGATCAACACGCACGGCGGCGTCTACATCGGCGGATCGCTCGCCGGCAACATCCCCAAAACGGCCAGTCGCATACTGATCGGCTACGGCGCCGAGTCGAGGCGCTTGGTTTTCGAGCCGACGGATTCGAAGATCGAGCCGGGCTCCATTGCGATCATGCGCAGGGGGACCCAAGGCATTCGACTGGCCGCGCACATCGCTCTGAAGGATTTCGGCCTGATCCCCAAAGCTGCATTCCGGGTCGGGGGCATCTGGACCGGCAACCGGATCGTCGCGATCCTGCCCTCACCCACTACGTTGCCTACCGACCAGATGCCGGCGACGCCGCGGGTGAAAGAGGAAGTGCGGGTGGTCGATGGGAAGGGCGGGCAACCGAAACCCCGAACCCTAAATCGTAAATCGGAAATCGTAAATCATAAATCGGAGGTGAACCACGAAGAGCGCGAAAGACACGAAGAGATTCTTGATGCGGGCCACTGCGTCGGCTGCGGCGCCTTCAAATTAACGGTCGGCAACAGCATGTACGGGACCTGCGCCAACCCGAAGAGTCCCCAGTACGGCAAGACCCGCCGGGGCGGCGAGACGTGTACCGCCCGCATCCGTTCGGCCGACAAGGGCGAGTCGGAGGGAGAAGATGAACATGAGCCCAAGCGCGGCCGTGTGACGCGATGCTCCACGGAACCCGTGTCCAAAGGGCCTCGCCCCAAGGGCAAATGTTCGGCATGCGGGCGGGTCTTCACCGTATCGAGTCGCGGCATCTATCCGCATGACCTCGACGGCGTTGGATACGCTGCTGGTCGGGGCAACGGAAAGCGGCCCTGCCCCGGCAGCAAGCAGCCGGGCAAGCCATTATAGGGGGGGGCAAACCCGCCCGCAAGGACATGGAGAGACATGATGCCATTGAAGAATTACACGAGCGGGATTTCGGCGGATAGATCGATCAGTTACATCGAGGCCAAGCTCGCCGGGCATAAGGCGACGCAGATCCTCAAGATATACTCGCCGGAGGGCACAGTCGATGCGATCTGTTTCATCGTTCGGATCGGGGAGGTGGATATGCCGTTCCGTCTACCGTGCCAAGTCGCGGCGGTGGAGCGGACTCTGCGGGCGAATATGCGGCGCCCCAGGCCGGAGACCCTGCGAAAGATCGGCGACCAGGCCCGGCGAACGGCGTGGAAGATCCTGGCGGACTGGATCGATGCCCAGATGGCGATGATCGAGTTGTCGCAGGTGGAGCTGATGGAGGTCTTCCTGCCTTACGTCTACGATCACGGCCGTCAGCAGACCTATTTCCAGAGCATCAAAGAGCATGGATTCAAGGCCCTGCTGCCCGCCGCGGCACCAGCGAGTCGGTGAAGACGATGACCACGACAATGGAAGGCGGTACAACGCAAATGGTCCCGACCTGCGGCGTATTGAAAGAAAAAGTTCGTTCAGGCGGGATCGTGACGTGATGAAGGCATATTACAACGAGAACGAGGCTTACGCGGCTCAGTGGCTGCGGAATCTGATCGCGGCGGGGCTGATCATGGAAGGGGACGTGGATGAGCGGAGCATCGTTGAAGTCGAGGCGAAAGACCTCTCGGGATACGGCAGGGTTCATCTGTTCGCGGGGATCGGGGGCTGGGATTATGCCCTGCGGCTTGCGGGATGGCCCGCCGACCGGCCTGTTTGGACAGGCTCTTGCCCCTGCCAACCCTTTTCGTGTGCCGGCAAGCGCGGCGGCGAGAAAGATGAACGGCACCTCTGGCCTGAATTTTACCGTCTCGTCAGCGAGTGCCGCCCTGTCACGATCTTTGGCGAGCAGACTGCGAGCGGTGATGGACCTCGATGGCTCGACGGAGTGTCTCTTGACCTGGAGGAGCTCGGTTATGCCGTCGGGACGAGTGATCTGCCGGCTGCAAGCGTCGGCTCGCCCCACAGGCGGCAACGTTTGTGGTGGATGGCCCACGCCGGTAGCGAACGACGACAACAAGACGCCGGAGGCCCATCTTGCGACGAAACGGAGAATGGGACAGAGGGACGGGACTGGCGCCAACCGAACACAGATCACGTCACTGAGCGTGTTAGTCCAGACACTGGCCTGGCCAAGTCCAGGCGGCGAGTGCGACAGCCGGAGCACCCGAAACAGCACGGCGAACCGCAAGACGGTCCCGCCGACCGGGATCCACAAGGGCAACACGCTGACGGATGCGGTCAGTCTGGCGGTGTGGGCGACGCCGAACGTGCCGAACGGGGGACGGACAGGCAACGTCTCGAATTACGGTGCGGACGGAAGAAAACGACAAGTCGATCTCGGGGCCCAGGCGGCGCTAGCGACCTGGGAAACACTGACGGTCCGGGACGGAAGGAACTCGCCTGCGAGTCACAGCGGGTTGCCGAGGATGGTGGCGTGGGCCACGCCGAACAGCAGTGCCCACAAGAACAGAAAGGGATCGAGTTGGCGCGGCGAAATATCCCAGCAGGTCCTTGGAGCGACTTCGGCGTCGTCTGGTGTGACGAGCGGGCCGCCGGCAAAGGGTTCGTCCCGAGGCGCATTGAGCCCGGAACATTCCCGATGGTTGATGGGTCTGCCTATGAGTTGGATTCTGGCGGCCCCCTTGCGGGCAAGAGCCGGGTCGGGACGCTCCGCGGGTTCGGGAATGCCATAGTGCCCATCCTCGCGGCGGAGTTCATAAAGGCGTGTCTTGGAATCGTAAATCAGGAATCTTAGATCGGAAATCGACCATGCCGAAGAAACAGGCGGCGTTCGCGTTTGCGGGTTCCGGGCAGGGGTGCTCCTGCGGCCGGTGTGGGCGTCCGTGCAAGGTCGATCCGGTGCCCGGGTCGGGGGCGAGGATGCTCAAGCGAAGTGCGAAGCCGAAAGGCCTGTGCGTCAACTGCGCGGTGCACGATCAACTGCGGCATCTGTACCCGGCGAACCTGATTTTGGCGAGATCCGGGCCCAAGGGGCTGGCGTTGCCGCACATTCAGCGGCAGTTCTTCGAAATCTGCCGGATGGCCGGGACGGACGCCCGATTCGAGGAGATCGACTGGGCCGCGATCGCCGCCCACTGGGATCTGCCGTTCCCGACGCGGCTGAAATCGACCGCCACGAACCCGGTGACGGAGGAAGAACTCGCCATGGAGCGAATGGAGGGAGAGCAGCGCCGTGAAAATCCATAAACAGATCATGGGGCCGCGAAGTGAGCCTGACCCAGGAGGCCCTCGGATGAAACTCCATCGGCGGATCGTCGCGACGGAGGTCGAGTGCACGTGGAAGCCCTGTTGCGAGTGTGGGCAACCCTTCGAGCTCCATGAGATACTCACGGCCGTTGACGTTGGCGGCAACGCCGGCGTCGTCTATTGGTTCTGCGAACAGTGCACCGAGCGGCTGTTCGGGCACCTGCTGAGAAAGGGGTGGCGCGGGACCTGGAAGATTCGCAAGGCAGACGGCAGCCGGGAATCCGTGGACTTCAATGGCGCGGCGTGATTGCAAATGCAAAATCGTAAATCGCAGATCGTAAATACGCAGGCATATGGATGGCACAATCGGCAAAGGTCGCCCCGGCGGCGGGCGTGGTGGACGTGAAGCATCGGCGGTTCCCGTGGCCGGCGAATCCAGATCAGCGGTACGACTCGCTGGCGTCGCCATCGCCATTCCTGGCAGTGGTGAACGCGAGAGGCCCTTGGGCGGTGTGGAAGCACGACACCGCGAATCCGCCGTATATCCCGCTGTTCGATGGATAATAATACGAAGGCCGTCGCGAGCTAAGCCAGCAGGCGGCAGGCAAATGAGTACGGGCGATGCATGCATCGCCCCAACAGGAGACGACGATGGCAGCGAAACGAAAGAGCAAGACGACCGAAACGGTCCCCGAGGCAAAGACGGGGGTCGATCTCAAGGGCATCACGATTGCCCACCCGACGGCGGAGATGGTGATGGTCAATGCCCTCAAGATCGAGCTCTGGTCCGTGGACCGTCTGGTCAGGCATCCGGATAACAGGGTCGTCAATGTGAAGACGCAGAAATATATCGATCTGGCCAAGAGCGTTCGGGCCAACGGCGTCCTGGAAGCGCTGATCGTGCGGGAACACGTCGACGAGAAGACGCCATTCCGCGAGGCGCTGGGCGTCCGATTCCTCCAGATCCTCAGCGGGGAGCGGCGATTCGCGGCGGCCTGCGAGTGCGGGCTCACCCAAGTGCCCGTGCGCAACGTCGGGAAGCTTCCGGATGATCTGGCGTACGACATCGTCGCGATGGCGAACCTGCACGAGGACCTGACGCCTTTGGAGGAAGGCCATGTGGCGGCCACGTGGCTGGACAAGTACGGCCAGGATACGAAGGCCGTCGCCTCCAAGCTCGGCAAGACGCAGCATTGGGTGCTCGCCCACGCGCAGATCGAGCGGAACCTGATCCCGGGGTGGAAGGCCGAGGCGATGGAGGCTGGCGAGAAAGGCCGCCATCGTGATTATTCGCATTGGACCGCAGCACACTGGGTCCATATCGCCCGGCTGCCGGCGAGCCTGCAGGAGCACTGGCTGAACAAAATTAGGAAGGACTATCGGTTCTATCCGCACAACGCCTCGGCGGACGACGTCGCGAATTGGCTCGTCACGGAGAAACTGTTTCTGGCCAAGGCGTCGTTCGATTGGGCCAAGGTCTGCGCAGACTGCCCGAAAAGAACAGATGCGATCTCGCAGCTCCTGTGGCAGGACCCGGACGTCGAGGCGGACGCTGCGGACGCGGTCCGATGCCTCGATCCGAAGTGCTGGGAGCGCAAGTCTCTGCGGCAGGAAAAGCAGGCGTACGAGCTCGTCAAACAGGCCGCCGATCACGCGTACGCGGAGAAGCACGGCGCGGCCTGCCTTCCGGTGAAGCCTGTCCCGATCTCGACGATCGAGGTCGAGACCGACTGGCCGAAGCGACAGAAGTATGAGGCGGCCATCCAGCGGATGAAGCGGGTCTTCGGCCAGGAGCTCGTGACGGCGGACCGGTTCGAGGTCGTGAAAGAAGGGGCCAAGGGGGCGGTGCCCGGGATCGTCGTCGCGGGGCGGGGCAAGGGATCAGTCAAGTGGGTGAAGATCAAGGCGCAGAAGGAGTACGGCTCGTCGCGGAGCGGTCCAACGAAGCCCCACGAGCCGACGGCGGCGGAGATCGAACAGGACAAGGAGATCCAGCGGTGGGACCGGGTCGCCGATGTCTTCCAGGAACGCATGCTGAACGAGCCGGCCCCCAGTGCCGACGTGATCCTGCTCTTGCAGCTCTTTTTCGACCACGACAATCCGTGGGGAAGGGAGCGAGAGAAGCTGCTCTCCGCGGTGGGCAAGGCTATCAAGAAATATCCCGACCCGCCGATCCTGTGCGTCGCGGAATGGTTCTGGACGGACATGATGCACAAGCTGCACTTTGCGGAGAACACACGGGAGACCCTGGAGATCGTCGGGCCAGTGCTGGGCTTCGACGCCCAGGCGGAGTACGAGCTGGCGAAGCTGGCGATGGCGGCGGAGGAGGACCAGGCGAAGGACGAAAAGAGCGAGACTTGCCCAAGCGATTGCCAGGCATGCACGCTGACTACGTGTACCAAGACCGGTTGCCCCGTCGACCAACCCGAGAAGGGGCAGACGGCCGCAAAGAAGAAACGCGGGCGGCCGAAGAAGATCAAGGCCGCCGAGAAGGCCGAGACGGCCGCTGGGCCCGTTCATGAAGAGGTCTTCCAGGAAGATGAGGACCCGGGCGTCTGAAACTCGTAATTCGTAAATCGTAAATCGTGAATGTGCAGGGCTATGGATGACACGATCGGCAAAGGTCGCCCCGGCGGCGGGCGTGGTGGACGTGAAGCATCGGCGGTTCCCGTGGCCGGCGAATCCAGATCAGCGGTACGACTCGCTGGCGTCGCCATCGCCATTCCTGGCAGTGGTGAACGCGAGAGGCCCTTGGGCGGTGTGGAAGCACGACACCGCGAATCCGCCGTATATCCCGCTGTGCAGGGGCCTGCTGGCCAAAGAATTCTGGCAAAGGGCGAGCGATGGCGAGAAGGCATTCTGCTTGGCCGTGTGGATGAACGCTGCGAGAGAGGACGATTGGGGCATCGTCTGGGGCGATCCCGGACGGCTCTGTTGGGAATGGCATCTGGACGTCGCGACGTTCACGCAGCGGATGGACTGGATGATCAAGGCGGGCTTGGCCTGCTACCTGACGTACGCTGAGCGGGATGCGGCGATCATGTGGCGGCCGTGGCAAGAGCGGGTTGCGGGCCGTAAAATAGAGAGAAGAGAGGGGGGAAAACCAAGGGGGGGTAGGGA